CTTATGATGAGGGGGCTTGCTTTGGTAGCAAAGAAAATCGTAACACGAGAGAGGGAAGATGCGATTAATCACCGGATGTAATGAGCCATATTTGCCACGAATGCTTGACTATCTTAAAACATTAGACAGCAAGGCTGATTTTCCAATCACGCTTGTGACTGTGGGATTCGAGTGGGATAGTTCTTTTAAGAAAGTTGAAACGGTATCACTCCCAACGAAACTAAACAAAGGCGCACCATACGAGACAGAGGCGATCCAACACGGGTCATTCTTGAAGGTGGTAAAGCCCAGGCCGCGGGAAGTCCTATTATGCACAGATGGCGATTTCTTCATGCAACGCCCAATGGATGACAGCGAAAAGGAAATGCTGAATTTGAAAAAGGGGCAGGTGGTCACATCATGGAACGGCGGGCCTGATGAGACATTGGGTGTAGAAGCGGGAAGGCTACACCCAAAAATGCCGATTGGTCGAATTTCTGATGATTGGGGATTACTAGACAAACCGATTTATAACGCGGGCTTTTTGGCTGCCACAACTGAGACATGGAAGGATATCTATAACGAATACATGATGAGATGGGAGCGGGTTGGGTCGTTCTTCGGTCACATGGCACGGCAGCAATGGCTTATCTCTTATGTGATAGCCAGCCAGGGGCTAGATGTGACGGTTGCGCCGTGGTCGTTTCATGCGCACGGGCATTTTGGACCCAAGCCTGGAATGACAAGAGGCGGGGATGGATTGATTTATGCAGATGGCAAACTGGCTTGTTTTAGACATTATTTATGACCTACGACTATCTGATCGTCGGAGCGGGGCTTTTTGGGGCAACCTGCGCAAGATTGTTAACAGACGCAGGCAAAAAGGTATTAGTTATCGAGAAGATGGATCATATCGGCGGGAACTGTGCAGATTATGAACGAGATGGTATTATTATATGCAGACACGGGGGACATATATTCCACACCAATAGCGACAGGGTGTGGCAATGGGTCAACCAGTTCGCAGAGTTTACAAGATATGAGCATAAGGTCAAGGCGAAGTATAACCATCGGATTTATTCATTCCCGATCAATCGCCTTACCTACGAGCAATTCGGGCTACCGATAAACAAGGCATCTACGGCGATTTTATGGGATATCTTTTTCAAGGCATACAGCGAGAAGAAATGGGGCAAACCGATAGACCAGATACCGGAATCGATAACGGGCAGAGTGAACGTAAGGACAACGTATGATGACCGCTATTTCACAGACAAATATCAGGGGATGCCGGTTGGTGGGTATTCAAAATTCATCGGGCGAATATTGGAAGGGATAGCAGTTGAGACAAAGGTAGATTATTTTGCTGATGAGGATTTGGCTAGAGCAGCGGATACAGTTATTTATTCTGGACCGATTGACAGATTGTTTGATTTTGATCGTGGAAAGTTGGAATACATATCAGCGGAGTACAGGACGATAAAAGAGCGGGGCGATTACCAGGGGTGCGAGACGGTGAACCACCATGATAGAAAAACACCATACACAAGAACGATGGAGTGGAAACATTACTACCATCAGAACTTGCCCTACACCTTTTTCACTTACGAATACCCCCGCAATACAGGCGAGCCGTATTACCCATTCCCTGATGAGCGCAACTTGGGAATATACAAGCAGTATCGAGAACTGGCAGATAAGGAGCAATGGCTTCGAGTTGGCGGGAGGTTGGGGAGTTACAAATACCTGAATATGGATCAAACCATAGCCCAGGCGATTAGATTGGTGGAGCGGGAATTATGACAGCTAGAACCGGATTGACAGAATTAATTGATGTACTGCGCGGGATGACAGAAGCAGGCACAGCAGATTACACCGTAGGTACTGCGACCTTTTGGGACGGCGATCAAATGCAAATCGTTCTTGATCGGCATAGGCGAGAGATCGTACATGAACAGTTATCTACCATCCAGGACTGGTCGGGCGGTACAGTCAATTATTTTGATTATGATAGCCGTTTTGGGAACTATGAAAAAACTACCGGCGGCACTTCAATCTTTATCATCGAACATGGTACGGGGGCTGATGTTGGAACCGCCAATTATACGGTTGATTACTTCCGAGGCCGGGTTACATTCTCCGCTGATACTGGCGGCAGTACGCTTTACCTGACAGGGAGATCATACGATCTTGATTCTGCCGCCGCTGATATTTGGAGACAGAAGGCGGGACATGCGGCGAACCTGTACGACTTCTCCACCGATAATCACAGTTTCAAGAGATCGCAATACATGAAACATTGCTTAGAAATGGCAAGTCACTTTGACTCTCGCGGCGGGATCGGGGTTGGAATAATGACAAGGAGCGATATCGATGCCTCTGCTATCAAGTAGTGAAATTACATCTATGCGCAATACATTAGAGGGGGATGCGTTACCTGATACTTGCAATATCCTATCTGTAACTCAGACTGGCGACGGCCAGGGGGGATTTACAGAAACCTGGGGGACAGCTACGGCGGGGGTTGCCTGCCGCCTCGATAACACGAGTAGCCGTGAACTTATTAGCGGTGATGGGGTAAAACACTTCACGAGCTGGATGCTAACTTTGCCACACAACACGAGCATCGCGGCAGGCAACAGGGTAGAGGTGAGCAGTGAAAATTATAACGTAGTTGGCTTCGATGACGGGAAATCCTGGGCATTAGATTTGCGGGTGCTATTGGAAAAGGTATGACAACGGTCAAGATTAGACTGGATACCAGGGAACTAGATAAGATCGCTAAGGGGATGGATAAGAATACCGATGATGTGATCGGTATCCTGGCAAATCAGTTAGAGGGCTATGCCAAAGTTAAGGCTCCTGTTGATACTGGCGCATTGAAAAACAGCATCAACGCAAAACGGCGCAGGCGTAATTATTGGGAAGTGCGCGACGGGGTTGAGTATGGTATTTATCAAGAGTTTGGTACTTACAGAATGGCGGCGCATCCTTTTATGGTTCCGGCGGCTGAGAAGGTTGCCCGTGACTTGAACACCGGCGGCTGAGAAGGTTGCCCGTGACTTGAACAATGGGCGCACCTGGGCAAGAATATTTGGATTGAGAACATGAGCGTACTAAACGCAATCAACGCGGCTTTATACAGTAAGATGAACGGGGCAACCGCCCTCACCAGTCTGCTTGCTGGCACGACTTCGATTTATTATCAGCAAGCACCAGATGAGGCAACATTCGATTATGTAGTGTTCTCTCATGTAGCGGGCGGCCCTAATAATGATTATGCGGGGGATTCGAGAGATCAGATCGTATTTATTCGGGGATATTCCACAACCGGACCAGCAGCGGCGGGCAGTATCGATGCACAAATATCGACGCTGTTCCATCGTGGCACGGTTGCGGTTGCGGGTTATACAAACTACTGGACGGCACGGGAGGAGGATATACAACTGGTGGAAAATGCACCAGAACCGGGAGGAGTAAAAATTTGGATGGCAGGTGCGAATTATCGCATCAGATTAGATACATAAGGAGTAAGGAAAATGGCTGAATATGCTGGATCGGCAATGCATCTCGATTGGATTTACAGCGGTGGAACGGTATCGTTACGCGCTGACTTCCGCACGTTCAACTGGTCGCCAACCTTGAACTGGATTGATGCCACGGCGGGACAAGACACCTATGAGGTTCTCTTGGCGAGCTATGGCACGGGCGCAGATATCACCTGCACATTGGTTGCCCAGGCGAGTGACTCTACCGTTTTGGTTTCTCTGGACAGGGAGACGGCGGGAACGCTGTTGTTCTCCCCTGAGGGAACAGCAAGCGGCAGGTACAAATACACTATCCCGGCAACGAGCGCGGGGCCGCAATGGTCAACTCCATTCGATGATGTAACCGAAATAACGGCTAACTGGAGACAAACTTCAGTTGAAACGCGAACAACCTGGTAATGAGTGACATAACTTTGAGCGATGGGCGGGAGATAACGTTTGATTTCAAGAAACTAACGATAACCGAATTTCGCGACCTTCGCAACCCTGAGAAAGCAGGAGAGGATGACAAAGGCGATGAAATACTAGCGCGAGTGATTGGGTTGACCAAGAAGAAGCTTCAAGACCTCTCGTACTATGATTATCGCCTTGTCACCCGTACATTTTGGGAACGAGCGATTGACCCTCTATCGGACCCAAATTAAGTAAGCGCGTCTATTTTGCTTATAAAGACCCGAACGCGGGATTGCCCACAGAAGCGATCCGCTGGTTCTTTGCAGAGCGATTTGGGTGGACACTCGAATACATAGATGCGCTGTCAGTACATGATGTGCATGAGTTTTACCAGGTACAGGACGGGAAAAACAAGGCGCATGGAATAGGGGTAAAAGTACATGGCGAAAAAAGTCGCTAGTCTATTCGCTGAGATAGGCGTAAAAACCGACAAACTAAAACGCGGGCTTGATGATAGCAAGAAACAGATCACCGGCATAGGTAAGGAGTTCAAGAACCTGGGTGGACTTGCACAGACCGCTCTGGTTGGTGGTGTGGCTGGTAGTGCTATTGTCGCGGCTAAAGAGCTTTATGAGCTGGGTAAGCGTGGCGCAGCAGTTGAGCAAACCGGCGAAAGTTTTGAGTTTTTACTTAATAAAGTAGATGCCGCCCCAGATTTGTTAGAGCGATTGCGGCAGGCCTCCCGTGGAACGGTTGATGACATGACCCTCATGTCCTCAACTATGACATTGGCGGCTGGTGCAAGTGATGACCTGGCAAAAGAATTGATCGCTAATACGCCACGCCTATTAGAGATGGCGAAAGCATCTAACAAGCTTAATCCATCCCTGGGTGATACTGCATTTCTATACGAAAGCATTGCAACAGGCATCAAGCGCGCATCTCCGCTGATACTTGATAACCTGGGATTGACTGTCAAGGTCGGAGAGGCTAACGAAACCTTTGCAAAGAGCATTGGTAAAACCGCTGAGGAGTTGACCGCCGAAGAGAAACAAATGGCATTACTAAATGCCACCCTGAAAGCGGGTGATCAGCTTATTGCACAGGTTGGCGGCACGGTTGACGCGGCTGGCGATGATATTGCCCGGATGGAAATTCAAGTAAAGAATTTAAAAGATGAGCTTTCAAAAGCATTTGCGCCAGCGGTATCAAAAGTAACTGGGAGCCTTACTGAATTGATCCAAAAGGAGATGGATTTTTATGACGTTATCGAGCAAATAGATAAAGCAGAAAAATCTCAGCAAATTACACGCGATACAAGCTTGCGCATTCAGGAAATGTTCATTCGAGGCATAATCGATGAAGAAGAAGCAATAGCAAGGTTATCCGATAAAACCGAAGAATGGCGCGTAAGAATGGGGTTGACTGACGATCAATTGGTCGAACTTACAGGTCACGAGCGAGCTTACATTGAGGGTGCTAAAGGAGCAGCAGAAGCAATAAGCAATCTTGCCGATGAAACTGAAATCCTAAAAGAGCAAGAGGCATTATTAAAGCAAGAGCTTTCCAATTTAAACACATGGATGAGTGGGCAAGTAGGCTCAGAGTTAGAATCGTTCAAGGGAAAGCAAGAAGATTTACGAAATGAATATAACTTACTAGAGCAAGCAGTTAGCGATCTCAGAAATGATGACGTAGTTGATTCGGAGCAATTAGAGCAATTTGACGAGCTGAAAACAAAGATCGGCGAAGTTCGTGCAGAGATGCAGCTGAACATCAAAGAACACGAGAAGGCTCAAAAATCTATTGTCTTTGATTTGTTAGCTCAGCAAGCCGCCTATGATGGAACGACAAAAGAAGAACTTGCCGCCTTAACTTCTGTTGCTGAGGGTTGGGACTTAATTGATAAAGAAACAAAGCGCGTCTCTGATGAAATCTCTATTGCATTAGAACAATTAGCGACAGATCAAAACCTGGCTGCTTTTGAAGAGCGGCTCGATGAAGTTGTAAGCGGAATAGGAACAACAGCAGATACCACCGTGGAAGAATCGCTTGTACCATTGGCTAAGGCTGTCGAGACCGTTGAGGGTATCCATGATGTGATTATCAATGTCAAAGTACAAGGCGAAGTTGATGCATTGGGGGCATTGAGTAAGTACACCGGCGCAGGGATTACAGTACCAGCGGGGGCAAGGCAATCCGGCGGGCCTGTCGGAATGAATATGCCTTACATGGTCGGAGAGCGGGGACCAGAGTTGTTTGTCCCTAATACCAGCGGGAACATCGTACCTAATAATCAACTGATGGGCGGGGATACGATCATCATTCACAATCACTCAGCAGGGGCGGCGGCGTTGACTAATGCAATGGTTGATGACAGGCAAGCGGCACGACTAAACGCAAGCATGGGCAGGTAATCTATGGCGGGAACTTTACTATTA